ACGAAAAACCCGTTGATGCAATCAAGGAAGTGTTTGCTTCAGCGTTGGCGGTAAGAGCGGTGCAATTGGCTGAGGATCGCCGCGCGATGGTGGAAAGTTATGTTGAAGCAAAGATTGCAGATGCGGTTGATTCCGTTATCGGGAAGATTTGGACAGTTAGAAGCAATAACCCCCGCCCAGAACACGAGAAGATGAATGGCGAGTTTATTGAGAAAAGGGAAGTGTTTTCAAACGGACTACAGTACCCACGAAGTTACAAGGGTAGTGCTAAAGACAATGCCAACTGTAAATGTAAGGTGACATGGGTAAGAAAACCTGTAGACACCACGCCTTTGAGGTGAAAGGAATAAATATGAAAATGGAAAAGAAATCATTTGAAACCGAACTTGAGTTCAAAGAAAACGCCGATGAGACTGGTCAATTCAAGGCAGTGTTTAGTTGGTTCGATGTAATTGACAAGCATGGTGATGTGACATTGCCAGGTGCGTTTGAGGACGGGGCGAAAGTCAAGATCGCTTCCTGGGGGCATGCGTGGGAAAACCTGCCTGTTGGTCGTGGTGAAATCCGCCAGGATGAAGAGAAAGCCTGGGTAGACGGAAAGTTTTTCCTTGATACTGAAGCGGGTCTTGAAACCTACAAAACCGTCAAAAATCTCGGTGAGTTGCAGGAGTGGTCGTATGGATTCGAGACCATTGACTCATCCGAGGATAAGAAAGACGGACGGACAGTGCGAGTGTTGAAGAAACTCAAAACTTTCGAGGTGTCGCCTGTATTTATTGGCGCAGGAAATGACACCCAAACTTTAGCCATTAAGAGCGAGGGCGAAGAGCCTGAGCCAGAAGTGGAGCAGGAAGTCAAAACTGAATCAGAGACCGAGGAAGTCGGGAATGAGAGCGGCGTTGATCCTGCTGACATGAAATTACTAATCGAAATAATTGCTTTGGAGGCAAAAAATGAATAACGAAAAATTTATGAATCTTTTGGGCGATGCCCGTGAGATTGTTGAAAAGGCTCTTGTTGAGGGTCGCCCTATGACAGAGGACGAGCGCAATAAGTCCTTGAACATGGTAGATGAAGCCAAACAAGGTCTTGATGACGTTGCTTTGGAACGCAAGATCGCCGAACTTCAGGCTGCCGCCGCAAAGGGCAAAGAAGAAGAAACCCAAGAGGAAGTAAAAGGCAGTATGGGTGAACGCTTTGCTCAGAATAAAGCGTACAAAGCCTGGATGAAACAGGTTGCTCCCAACGGTCACATCCCTGAGAGCGCAAAGGGTTTGAACTCCCCCGCTTTCGAGGTCGACATGCCGTTTGAGAAGAAAGCCGTTCTTACTGGCGCATCTGCCACTTCAGGCGGCGCGTTCATTCAGAACGATGACACTGGCATTTACGTTCCGATGGGGCGCAAACCACTGAAGTTGCGCGACCTGATCAGTGTCCGTAGTACCAATAGCGATATGGTTGAGTTTGTTCGCCAGACTGCACAGGTTACCCAGGCAGCTGGTGTCGCCGAAGCAACTTCCGCTGCTGCCCCGACTGTGACGACTGTGGATGATAGCCCGACTGGTTATACCAGCACGGTCACCCTGAACTCTGGCGGTGGCTACAAGCCCGAAGGCACGATGACTTTTGCAAAAGTTACCGCTCCCGTGGAAACCGTTGCAGTGTGGATTCCTGTAACCAAACGCGCTCTGGCTGACGCAGCTCAATTGCGCGGAATTATTGACCAGGAATTGCGCGCCTCTCTCATGGATGAGATCGAGAACAACATCCTGTTCGGACAGGCTACTCCCGATTTTGTCGGTTTGGCTGAAACGTCGAATATTTTGAACCAGGCTTTTAGCACCGACATTCTGACTACTGCCCGCAAAGCCATCACCAATTTGGCTACGAACGGTCTTGAAGCCAGTCCTACCGCGTTTGTGGTTGCACCCGCTGATTGGGAAGCCGTTGAGTTGGCTCTCTTTGCTGCCGCACCGTACCTGCCTTATCAGCAATCCATGTGGCGTATTCCTGTGGTTGAGTCACAGTATCTCACCGCTGGTACTGCCTATTTGGGCAACTGGAAACAGGCGGTTATGTGGGATCGCCAGCAGGTCACTATCAGCGTAAGCGATAGCCATGCTGATTTCTTCATCCGTAACCTGGTCGCAGTGCTTGCTGAAGCTCGTGCAGCTTTCGGCGTGCTGAAACCAAAGTCCTTTGTTGAGATCGCTACCGCGGCTACCGCAAGCGGTTCTTAGTTTTAGTTGATTGATTAAGGCAGGGGCGATTTAGCCCCTGCCTTGAGAGGAAGTATTTTATGGTTGAAAAAGACGTAATGGTGATCGTCCCGATTGGCGAGTACGAAGGCATCAAGATGTGGCGGTCTGAGGCTGAAAAGCAAGGGCTGAAATACAAGGTGATCGGCAAAGAGTATGTCCCTGAGATCGAGGACAAAATGGTCGAGCCTGTGGAAGATAAGGCTTACCCTAAAAGACCGCCTATATTCAAACCCAAGCCGCCAGAAGATTTCACCCCAATAACACCACCTGGGGAGATCGTCGTTCCGCACCCTAAGCCGCCAGTATCGCCAGATGGCGAAGGCGTTTCAAAGACCACAAGACGGAAAACTACGAAGAAGTAGGTGAGGAATGGGATTTTGCTCAGTGGACGACATAAACACCTTTTTAGGCACAACAATATTGCCAGATGACGCGCAAGCACTTCTGGCGATTGATGAGGCAACTGCAGTAATTCAAAATTATTGCAATCAGAAAATTGAGCAAGTCTCAGACGATACTATCCAGCTTGACGGCACTGGATCAACCAAATTGTTTTTGCCTGAGTTGCCTGTTGTTTCGATCACAAGCGTTGAAGTGGATGGGGTACTCTTAGACCCGACTTACTATGCTTTGGCTGAAAACGGGGTGCTCTGGCGAAAGTGTGGGGTGTGGACAGTTGGTGCGCGAAACATCAGTATCACTTACACCCACGGTCACGCTGTGATACCAGAAGAAGTCCGAGGGGTTTGTTACCGATCAGCGGCACGGTTATACCAGGCACAACTGAAAGCGAGACGACAGGATTTTGTGTCAGGGTTGCAGTCGGTGAGTGTCGGGGACTGGTCTGAAACCTACGAAACCGCAGGTGGGTCATCGGGCGAGTCTGACAAAGGCGTGTCTGCTGCACGGACTTTGTTGATGAGCGAGAAGGATATTCTCAACCGCTATCGCTATAAGAGGATTTGATGTCTAAGTTTCCGCACACAATGACCTGGTACGCAAAAACTACCACCGCAAACGTGTTTACACGCAGGGTGGTGACAGAGGTGATGTGGCAAGCCCAAAAGGTCGCTAACACCAAAAAATCAGGTTTGCTTGATTCTGACAAAGCGATTGTCTATGTGCCGTTTGTTACATCGGATGGCACAGACCGCTCAGCGGAATTGACTTTCAAGATCGGCGATTACTTAGTGCCTGGTGAAGCGAGCGAGACAATGGTGGACGGCACATACACGCCTACAAAATTACTTGCAGCCTATCCTCGCGCAATCCAGATCAGGTCTGTGGACTGGAAAGACTACGGCGCATTACAGCACGTCCAGATTGGCGGTAAGTAATGGATAACGTCTATGTTACCCAACCCCAGGACAGAATCATCAAGACGCGGAACGGCGACATATTGGTCAAGTGGAATCCTAATTTTGCAAGGCAGCGAAACACCCGATATAACCGCGCTCAAAGGTTTGTAGATTCAAGAGTGCTTTATTACTCTGAGAACTATATCCCTGTTGACACAGGCGAGCTGCTATTGTCAGGGCGCAGGGAAACAAAGATTGGATCGGGCATGGTTATATGGAAAGCCAGGGGGCGACCTTACACGAGACCACAATACTACGGATGGCGCAGAGCGCATAAAAGCAACTTACCGAAAATCCATCACGGGAATTACTGGTTTAGGAAAGTCAAAGCGCAGCACGGTAAACAGATTGTCAACAAGGCGAAGACTATAGCTGGTGGAGGTAGCGGACTATGAGTGAAGAGCCTATCGAAGAAGAAGGCACGACCATCATTCAGGC